GCCGCGAGGACTGGGTGAGGCGTGCCGCCGCCGACGAGACCGTCCTGAACGCTCTCCGCGCATTGCCGCAGAACATCCCCGGAACGTCGCCTGTTCACTCCGTCCGGATTACGGCGGAGGATCCGACTATCATCTGCAAAGAGTTGGCGCAGATCCGGAGCCGCGTAAGCGCTTCGGACAGGTTCAACCCGCACACCGCCCGCAGCAACGGCATCGCGTTCGCCAACGAGTACAGGCGGAACCGGGACCGAATCTTCCCGCTGATCCAGAACACGAACACCATTTCGACCGAACTGAAGCGTCAGGTGATTTTTCAGGAGGCTATTGAAGCCTTCGCCATCGCGCTCCTGCCGCTGAACGCGTTCTCGACTGTGCTTGGCGGTGTGACTCTCGAAGGCACCAACAAGGTCAATGTGCCTTTCATCGACTTGGTTGGCGTTGCCAGCGTGGCCTTCAACGGCACGTATGCGATGGCTGACACCGCGACCGCATCGCGCGAGGTCAACATTGACCAGCGTCTGGTTCAGGCGTTCTCCTACACGTCCGACGAGCTTCGCCGACAGCCCGCCCTCAACATCCTGACCCACATCAAGAAGCGCGTGGAACGCCTCGGTTACGACGTGGTCCAGTCCGTCCTTGGCAAAGTTACCGCCGCGAACTTTGGGGCTGCATCCTTCACCGGTGCCGCCGCTGGGTTTGACTCTGACGACATCGCCGACTTGGCTGGCGTGTGCTCCACGGCCAACTGGGGAAACATGCGCTCGCTGATCCTGAGCGTCACCTACCACACCGCGCTCCTGAAGGACACGAGCATCAAGTCTGCGCTGGCCTACGGCGGCGTCGAGGGGGTGCGCGATGGTCGCCCTCCTCGGGTCAACGGATTCGACATCTACGAGGCTAACTTCGTTCCCGCCAACGGCGAGAACCTTGTCGGCATGGCCGCAAACCCGGCGGGCCTACTGTTCGCCAACGCGCCGATCACCCCGACGCCTGAGGTGCTCCAGAACCTGAGCCAGTACGAGGCGATTGTGGATCCCGCGACCGGGGCCACCTTTGAATTCCGTCGCTGGGGTTCTCCGGACAACGACAGCACAAGGCAGGTTATTGAGTGCAACTTCGGAAGCGCCAAGGGCAACGAGGCTGCAATCAAGCGACTTGTCTCCGCCTGATCCTGAACTTCCAAGAAAGGAACCAAGACCATGAAGAAGACCTTCAACCAAATCCTCGCAATCCTCGCCCTTGCGTGCCTGCTGCTTCCCGCGCAGGCGCAGCGGTGGGTTTCCGGCACGTCGACCGACATCGGCGCGACGAACACATACTACATCGCCCCGGCGGGCCGCGCAGGCCAGCCGGTGGTGTTGTACTTCTCCGCGACCTCCGACAAGGCCGCGAGCACCATCAAGGGGTACACCGCCGCCGCGGGAATCCCAGTCACTGCCACCGCCCCCTCTGATCAGACCGTTGTCACCCACGCGTCAGGCGCGTCAGCATTCGCCGCAAATAACATCGTGATTGTTCGATCAGTGGCGAACAACACCTACCAGCGGTGCGTGGTTGCCAGCGACACCGCCACCAGCGTGACGTTCAACGAGAACTTGAACTTCGCGCTCGCCGCCGGGGATCAGCTCTATATCGCAACCGTAAACGCACAGATCCCGGTGGCTGCCGCAACCGTCTCGGTTATTTCCGAGACTTTTGTCGGCTCCGAAGGGCGCCCGCTCCTGATCGACCTAGATGGCACAAGCGCCTCGCAGATCAACACGATCACCGTTGAGTACAAGGCCGCGCGATAACCGCCAGCGGGCTCGGTGGCTGACCCCGCAATAAACCCCGTGCGCCGAGGCGCGGGGATTTCCAGAAAGGAACCATGAGGACCGCAATCACAGTCGCAGTGCAGCACGACCAGAGCGTGCTTTTCCTGTCCGACACCACCGTCCCGATCGAGGAGCAGAAGGCGCAGGTCAAGAAGCTGAAGAGCCTCCGCGAACATCCGGAGTACTCCGAGGTGCAGCTTTGGGAGTCCGGCTCCGGGATCACGTCCCGCGTCAAGTTCCAGAATCCAAAGGAAGCCGCGTCTCCCACGCCTCCGGCCGACACGAAGGACGAGGATGCGAAGACGCCTCCCACGCCTCCGGCCGACACGAAGCGCAAGAAGTAGTCCATGCCAACCCCCGCCCAACTCGCGCTCCGAAAAGGGTTCTCCGTGCTTTCCACGGCGCTCCCGGGCGGGCTCTTTTACGACGACCTGCCCGTCCAGGGCACGGTCGATTTCGTTGCTCTCGACGACTCGTCCGATGGGGCCAAGACCACGCGACTGAAGGAACGCAAAGCCGCCATGGTGCGCGTGCTGGCGTCCGTTGCTCCAGAGTCCGGGAAAGCGTTCACAGACGCGGACGGCCTGACGTTCCGGATCCGGACCACCCGCCGAGCCGGAGATTGGATCGACTGCGAATGCGAGGTGTCTGGATGAGCACGCACAACACGGTTGAGTCATTCAACGCCGCACTCCGTGAGTACGCACAGGTCTACGGCCGCGACACCCGCACCGCGGTCGCCTCCCGCGCCGCCCGGTTCTCGTTCCACCTGTCCAAGCGAATGAAGTCCCGCAGCCCAGGAAAAGGCACCGTCCGCGCAGAGGGCGAGGCGCGGTTGAAGGCTGGCAAAGGAATCCGCATCCGCGCCCGCGCCATCCGCTACGCTCGGGAGCGCACCGTTGCCACGCAGACCGACGTCCGGAGCCGCCGCGCTGGCGCGTTCATGGAGACCAACCGGAAGGGCGCGCTCAAGAAAGAGGGCCGCACGTTCCAGCAGATCGCCGTGGCCCGCGAACTCAACATCCGCGAGTCCGGCCGGGGCATCCTCGCCCGCGGCACGTCGTTCCCTGGGTTGTCGCAAAAGTTCAAGGCTGACCAGTTCGGCGAGCGTCCCGTGAACCGGCTGAACCGCTACGGCCGCCGCCTCGCCCGATCGACCTACTCCGGAACCAAGGACGGGGCAGCCGTGACGTTCGCGTGGGGCGATGACGAGGCATCCCAGAAACTCGCCTCTGCCCTGACCAGTGGTAAGATTTCACCCGAGATTGACAAGGCGTTGAAGCTGACACGGGACGACATGCTTGAATACATCGCCCGGAAGCGGAAAGGCGGTGCCAAGTGATTTCCCTGCACGAAGTCCAGCAGGACGCCGTCGACATCCTGTCCGCGCTGTCCGCGTTCACGACCGCGCCCGCGGTGCCTGTGCTCTTCGACGACGGGCTGAAGGATGAGGCAGTCGAGTCCGCGTTGAACGGCGTCGGCGCGTGCGTGCTGGTGTCCCCGGTGATCACGGGAAGGCGCACCAGCGCGGCCGGCCGACTGACCGTCATGGAGTGCGAGTTCGTCGTTCAGGTTATGCTTAACCCGGTTCAGAACGCGGAGACCGGAGGAGCGGACAGGAACATCCTAGAACTCGTGGAGGCAATCGTGACCGGGCTGACCGCCAGCGACCCGGGACCCGGTGAGCAGCGTTACACCGTGCCGGCAAATTTCTTGAACCTGAGCGTCGATGAGGACGGGGTGTTCTCCTACCACGTCCAGATCGCCAAACCCTGCACCATTCCATGACCACCACTGAAGCAGCAGCAGCAGCGACCGGCATCGCCCTCGGAATCGGCGGGCTCGCCAAAACTTGGCGAAGGTTCCCGGACTACATGATCCCGACACTCGTGGCCGGAATTGGAGCGGCGACCGTGCCCGCTCTCGCTGGATGGGAACCGCACAACGTGGTTGCTGGGATCCAAGCGGGCCTTGCTGCCACCGGGTTGAACCAAGCATTTCGCCAGTTTTCAAACCGCACCGGAAACACAACCGTAATCCCAAAACCGTGAAACTATCCCAAATCATCCAGAGGCTTGCCGCAGCTTTCGTCTTCTGCCTGTTCACGCTCTCACTGTCCGCGCCATTTCTGCTCATTGGCTGCAAAGCCCCAGCGAGCATTGCCCGCGCGTCGCACACATCCATCAAGGCGTCCGACGCCGCAGTCGAGGGCGCAATCCGAGCGTGGAGCGTTTCGTTCGCTGACCGAGACGCGAAGAACGACGCGACCCGCGCCGCAGACCCCGGCGGGTACCTCGACCGCCGATATGAGATGACCAAAGAGTACGGACGCGTGGTTGACCTGCACGGCCGCTACTCCGACGCCGTCCGCGCAACCGTCGAAGCGTGGATTGCCACGAAGCAGGCCGGGCTTAACGCGCCCGTTGAGCCCATTGCCACCGCAGAGGTGGACGACCTTCGCAGACAACTCCAAGCCATCGCCAAATGAGCAATACCACCGAAGCCATCAAGACTGGGGTCGGCATCGCTGCCAGCATCGCCTCCGTCGCAATTCCAGGAGCCGCCGTCCCGATCCAGATCGGACGCGCCGCAGCGATTAGCCTCATCGAGGCTTACGACGCCCTCATGGAAGCCCGCCCCGCTGACGTCACCATCGGGGAGTGGCGCGAACTTCTCCGCTCTCCCATTCACCAGCCGGGATTTGTTGACACCGTCGTGAACGAGGCCCGCAACAACCGCAGCACCAACTCCTGATTTTATGGCACTTAGTTCCCGCAATCGCGTCATCAGCACCCACCTCTCGTTTTTCCGCGAGGGCGTGGCCTACACATCCCCGTCAGCTGGAACATGCGGCCGCGAGGCGAAGCCTGGGGCCGCGGACTTGGGATGGATCAGCCTCGGCAATCCGCCTGAGTTCTCGGTCACCAAGGACAAGACGGAGATCGAAATCATGAAGGGCATCCCGGGTCGCCGGGTGCGCTACGACATGATCCACACGGAGGAAAAGCTGGACCTATCGTTCACCATTGAAGAGGTGCGCGCCGAGATGGTGGAGCTTCTCTTCGGTTCGCTGGCGCTGACTTCATCCTCGACGCAGTTCAATCCGCTCGAAGGAAGCGAGAAGCGCGCATGGTTGAAGGTTCAGCAGTACGACCAGAGCAACACGCTGATCAACACCGTTGACCTGTGGGTGATCCTGTCCATTGACGGCGAGGTGGCGTCGAACAACCAGTTGGCCACGTTCCCGGTTATGGCCAAGACGCTCCACAGCACGCTCAACACCGGCACCCTGTAACCTATGGCCGATCCTATCACGCCCGGGCTGGCGACGGCGTTTTCAAACACCGGGCCAGCCGCAATCACGCCGGCAGGCGCGACCGCGTTCGACAACACGGCGCCAGCGACGATTACACCAGGGCTTGGAACCGTGTTCTCGAACACTGGGCCGACCCATATTGATTTTGACGCAGCCGCTCCAAACCCACCGACGCCACCAGCATCCCAACCCGACAACCAAGGTGCCGAAGCCGTGACCCTGAACCGCCTCCTTCAGATACCCGCGGAAATCGGATGGCCGTCCACGTTCCCGCTCGGGATCGAAAAATTCTCGAACGGGTACAAGACAACGGTCAACCCTCGCAGCCTTGTCAACGCGGCAATCTGGACCGGGCCGGTGTACCACGTCGACGTCCTGAACGGGAACAACAGCAACAGCGGGCTGGGATCGTTCGAGGGTGATTTCAGTCTCGCCGTCCGCGACATAAATGCCGCAATCACATTGGGTAACGCCACGTCCGCGCCCTATCGGGTGCTGATTCGAGGTGGAACCAATCGCGTCTACCGGGACACCCACAGCATCAATGGCCGCGCCAGCGGATGGCCAACGCCTCCAACTGGCGCACTAGTGGAACCCACGCAGCACTGCGCGTTCATTGGGTACGGTGGCCGTGTTGACCACCGCGCCTCAAAGAGCGTCGCCTCATTTCCGACGACCAAGGATGGAACGTACACCAACTGTTACGTGGTCAGCAACTGCGAGGCCACGCGTCGGGTAATGGACCTCTTGGACCTGACGGCGCTCGGAGTTCCGGAGGAGCTGACCCGCCTCACATCGGAAATCGCAACCTGCGACACGACGCCGAACTCCTTTTTCCAGTCCGGATCCACGCTCTACCTGCACCGCGCTGACGGGGTTGCGCCGACCTACGCGAACACTGGGATCTACTGCAACACCTACACCGCCGCGTTCCTGTCCTGCACGACGGACCTCTATTTCGAGGGCATCGATTTCAGCGGCGGCAACTCTGGTGCGCTCTACATCGACCCCGCGTCAACCCGCAACGTGGTCGCTGTGGATTGCATGTTCAAGTACGCGGGCACGCTGGAATCTGCACTTGACGGGCTTCGGATCCGCCGCGTCACCGGCCGGGTCTTCATCAAGGATTGCGAGGCCATCGCCAACGTGAAGGACGGGTTCAACTTCCACGCGGACGGCTCATCTGGAATGTTCGTGGTGACTGATGGGTGCGCGGGCTACGACAACGGCAAATTCACGAGCACCAGCAACAACGACCTGACCTATCACGACAACGTTGTCGGCATCGACGTTGGCGGCGTCTACGGGCCAACGAAAACCGGGGCAAACATTCACATCATTGAGACATCGAAGCTCTGGTGCCTTGGGACCCGCGGAACCCGAACGGTTTTGGGCGGATCCGGAAACGCGGTGTTCAAGGCATCGAACACGGCGGAACTTTACCTCCAAGAGACGTTCGCAACCTGCGAGGCGGCCAACCAAATCGCCCTGCACGCCCAGGGGACCGCCGCCTTGATTGCAACGCTCAACCACACGACGACGCTCGGAACAAACTTGCAGGAATCCGGGACGACAATCGAAATCTGGGAACGCGAAGCCACCGCTTGATATGCCACCAAAATCAATCGACGAATCGACGCGGGTAAACCTGTCTCTGAAACTCCTGTGGGCAATCCTTGCTGGGGTTGCGGCTGGTGCGTTTCTCGCGGCCGGGGTGTACTTCCAAGGGGCGTCAACTGCGCAGAACGTTCTAATCATCGACTCCCGAATCAAAGTCGTCGTCGACCGGCTGGAGGATCATGAGCGTCGACTGATTCGCTTGGAAGCAAAGGCGGGCATCGCGAAGTCGAACCAAACCGCGGAAGGGTGGGGTGAGAAATGAGCAAGAACCTGACACCGCTGACGAACGCGGAGCAGGATGAAAAGTGCCACCTTGAGGCGCACCCATGCTGTGGGATCACGCTGACCGAATCGCAATCCACGCGCCTTGATGCGCTGGCGAAACGGGCGAAGATTCCAAAGCCTTTGCCGCCGGGAACTCTTCACCCATCCGTCAGAATCCCCAAGATGACCGAGATGCTGGCAAACGACCCTGGAGTCCCTGGCGCTCCCGTCGCGTGACCTGTGGCACAGATCCACAACCTTGAAATCGACGCCGGGTCGACGTTCCAGACGCAGGTGCTCTACACCGACGCCGACGACGTCGCCATCAATCTCACGGGCTACAGCGCCCGCATGCACATCCGCGAAACTGTGAACAACTCCACATCTCCCATGGAATCCAAATATCCACGCACCATCACCGTCACCTTCGAGGCTGAGGACGGGAAAAACCCGATGCCTCCCGAGAACGTCGAACTCCGGGAAATCCCGGTGAGGCGGTACACGAAAGTAACATCCTGCATCCTGCCGGAGCAGACGTTTATCGAGGCCGTGCTGCTGAAGCCCAAGGGCTGGGCTGAGACGTTGACCCCTGAGTCATTCGCCGAGGTCGCAACCGGGTTGAAGGAGGCCAATGCCCGTTTTTTCGACTACTGTGCCCGCAGCCTCAAGACCGCGGAGGAAATCGGCGTCAAACCAAAGGTGTAAGCCTCCCGCAGTACGTCTGCCAGTGCGCGGTGGAACTTGGAATGACCGCACGCGAGGCAGAAAACCATACGCTGACGGAACTGGAATGGATGCTGGAACACAAACGCCGGAAGGAGGCGCGGGACCAATCGGCCGCGCTCGCCCTGATGGCAACCGCGTTCTCCGCCGTCATGAGCAAAAAGGGCGGAGCCGGGTTCCAAAAACTCGCCAACCAACTGAAGAAGGCCGCCAATGACTGAAACGCTCAACATCCGTATTGCCCTCCTCGGGCTGAACGAGGTCTCTAAGGGCATCAACGGCATCGGAGACCGCATGCGCTCGGTCGTGGCTGGACTGTCCGCAATCGGCGCCGCGGTGGCCGGGTCCGCCATCGTCCGAGAGTTTGCCGCCATCAATGGCGAGATCGCGAAGACCGCGACGGAGGCCGAGAAGTTCGGCGTCAGCACGGAGTTCCTGTCTTCGTTCCAGTACGCGCTCCGCGCCACCGGGGTCGAGCAGTCGAAGCTGCCAGAAGCCATGAAGGGCTACGTCGAGAAGGCGCAGAGTCAGGGTCGAGTCATCGGGGACCTGTCCGCCGAACTTATGCGCCAGGCGGACATCTTCTCCCGCATGCCGGACGGGCCGCAGAAGACGGCCATGGCCATGAACCTGTTCGGCGAGGCTGGCATTGCCTTGATTCCGGTCCTGAACAAGGGCGAGGACGGGTTGCGCGAGTTGACCGACGAGGCGCGCCGGTTCGGCATCGTGGTGGATGGGGATGCGGCGAAGGCTGCGAAGGATCTTCGCTTGGACATGGAGCGCTTGGGCGCAATGGCAAAGGGGCTCAAGTTCGAGTTGGTTCAAGGAGTCACCCCGGCGATCACCGAGTTTTCAAAGGTCATGCTGGCCGCGTTGACGGCAAACGCTGACGGGAAAGGAATTTCTGGTGGGTGGGACATACTGCGGGACGCTGTTCGCACAACGACTGAATCCATTGCTGAGTTCTGGATCGTGATGACACAGGCTGGAGGAGCGTTCTACGGGACATTGTGGGAGACGTTGGACCCGGTGAAGGCGATGGACGAAGCGTGGAAGGATGGGGTCAATGCCATCGCGGCATACAAGCAGCGGCTGGAGGAATTGCGAAGGCCTGCGGAGGACGTAAACAAGAACCTCACGGAGACAGCCGCCGCTGTCGGGGCCATCAATTACCAATCCCGAAACCAAGCCATCCAGCGCACGCTGGCGGAAGTAGGCGTCATCGATGGCCAGAGCGCCGCCTCCAGAATGTCTGACGCTCAACAGCGCCAAGAGCAGCGGAACCGACTCCTTCAGCGCGAAGCTATACTGAAGCGCGAGATCGCAATAATTGACTCCGTTAAGCTCGACGAGAGCGCATTCGAAAACGCTCAAGGCGAGATCGTCCAGAACGAGCAGGCTGTGGCGCAATTGGAGAAGCGGGTTTCGTTGATGCGTGAACAGGCGACAGTCCAGGCGGAGTTGAACCAGCTTGGGGCATCCGAAACGACAATGGTCTGGAGCCAGACCATGCTCGACCTTCAAAACCAGTGGGGAAGCTGGGCGGCGCAGATTGCCGCCACGTTCTCGAACGTCTTCAACACCGGAATTTCCTCCATCTCCTCAAACCTGACGGGGGTCATCATGCGCACGCAGTCCTGGGGACAGGCGTTGGCGAACATCGGGACCACGATTCTCTCGACCGTCATCAATGCCATCATCGAGATGGGCGTGCGGTGGGTGGCCACGCAAATCCTGATGGCGACGGCAGGCAAGGCCATCCAAGCCGCGTCCGTGTCCGCCATGATCCCGATTGCCGCCGCGCAGGCCGCCGTCTGGGCGTCGCCCGCAACGCTGGCCACGATTGCCAGCTATGGCGGAGCCGCCGCCGCTTCCCCGGGCTTCATCGCCGCCGCGCAGGGCATCGTCCTGGGGAAGGCGTTGTCCGGGTTTGCCGAGGGCGGATACACCGGCAACCTCGGGACCTCGACCCCGGCCGGCATCGTCCACGGGCGGGAGTTCGTCATGTCGGCGCCGGCAACGGCATCGATTGGCGTAGACGCCCTTGAAGCGATGAACACGACCGGAGCCGTTCCGCAATCGGCAGGAGGGCGCGAGCAGCGCATCGTCATCGTCAGCGACGAGCGCACCGCCCGAGACCTTGAACAGGATCCGGAGTTCGAGACCGTCGTGGTGAACCTCATGAAGCGGAACTGGAGGTCTGGAACGTGACAACGGTCACCCTCGACAGCGAAAGCCGGCAGGCGTGCCTGTGGGTCCCGGACGGCCGCGGCATGACGCTGCGAGCATCCGTGGAGACCGACAAGGAGCGCGGGCTCACGGGCCGCGAGACCCGGAGGGCACTGTCGTCCACACTGCGCCTTGGACTGGAGTACACCGTCACCATCAGCACGGCACTCTACGCCGCGCAGCGCGAGACCTCGCACACGTCCAGCGGGGAGTTGCCTGTGCAGGTTCCACTCTGGCCCGCAGGGTTTGGCGCTGGGGAATCCGCGACGCTGGAAACCAAGCACTGGGTAACCGGCACTCAAGGCGAGGCTGGGGCTCTGTCGTCTGGCACATGGGCGACGTCCACCCCGACGCCGACCGGGTCACAAGTTTCCGTCCCAACCATGCGCGGGTACCTGACGCAACCCGTGGACTGGGACCTCTTGGACCCGCGATGGGTTCGCGGGCAGGTTCGATTCGATGAGGCCGGGCCAGCCGACGAGGCGGTCACGATTCCGAGCGAAACGTGGACCCCGGGACCAACCGTTGCAGGGGTCACCACCTACGTCTTCCCGCTCGAACTGTTGGACTTCAAGGCCACTGACCCTGGGGCCAACTCCGTCACCGTCGAGTTCAGCCAACGGATCGGGTTCGGCCGCGACGTTGCCCGCCACGTTTACCCGCAGCTCGCCGTCCGCAACCCGCAGCACACGCTCACGCTGAACGGTCCTACCGCGCTCTCGAAGCTGCTCCGGTGGTTCTCTGACCACACCGGGAGCGTGAAACCGTTCTGGATCCCGGTCTGGACGGAGGAAATGCGGCTCGCCTCGAACACGTCGAGCGGGTCCGCGAACGTCACCTTGAACAATGCCACCGCGCTCGGGTCCTACCGTCGCGTGGCGTTCCTTCTGACGGACGGGTCAATCATCACGCGCAACGTCCTGTCGATTGCAGGCAACGTCCTGACGCTGGATTCATCCCCGGGCACGCTCGCCGCCGCGTCCACCGCCATCATCACGCTGGCTTTGGTCAGGTTCGCCGCCGACACGATCACCATCCGCGCCGACAAGCTCCCGGTCATGACGACCACGGTTGGCCTTGTAGAAATCCGAGAGGAGGTTAGCACGCCAAGCGGGGAGACGGCGGGGACCACGATTGGAGTCCTCGATCCAGTGGTGTACCTGTACGAGTTCACGGCCGGGGCTGAGTCGTGGACGTTCACCAGTCACGACGCCGACCTTGGAACCTCCCCGACGTGGACAGCTAAGCAAATTGAGCACGGTGACATCACACAGAGCACGGCAATCGACAAGACCAGCGTGAGCCTCAAGACAGGCATCTGGACAGACAACCCACTGCTCCGGTCCGTTGCAGGCACGCTCTGGGAGCGGATGACGCTGACGATCTATGAGGCGGACCCGACCGACATCGCCGGCAAGGAAGCGATCTTCACAGGGCACGTTCGCGGGGTGAAGCGCAGGAGCGGATCCTTGCAGGCAACGATTGACGGAGCCGCCGCCGTTTTTGACCGAGTCATCCCTCGGACCCTGATGCAGACCCGCGACAACTGGGCGCTCGGGGAGGATGGTAACGGGTTGGACGTGGCTGATTGGACGTTCACGGGCACCGCAACCTCACAGACCAACGAGGTGGTGACGCTGGACACGCTGGCATGGCCCGGGGGCGCGCTGCCGACGCTCGCCGCGAATTACTTCGCCCTCGGGTACGCTGTCCGGCCTGCCCCGAACTACGCCCGGATCCCAATCATTTCCTCGACCGCGGAATCTGGCGGGAGCCTGACGGTCACGCTGGCCTACGCGCCATCCCCGGCTGTCACGACGTCGGAGGTTCTGTGGCAACTCATCCCGGGTTACGACGGGACCATCGAGACCGCCGAGGACAAGTTCGCGAACGGCGACAACTTCGGCGGGTTCCCGTTCGTCCCGATTGCCGCGCCGAACTTGATCGCGGTCAAACGCAACAGCGGAAACGCAGGCAAGAAATGAAATCAAGCCTTGTAGACATAGGCGGCACCGACCCGCACCAACGGGTCATCTGGCATTGCCCCGGGTGCCGAGAGTACCACGGCGTTCCAATCCCTCCGCACAGGCAGGCGTGGCAATGGAACAAGAGCCTGGAAAAGCCAACCCTGTCGCCGTCCGTTCTCGTGAAGTACCCCGGCCCGGACGCAGGCAAGGACGGCGCTCCTCCAGCCGTCTGCCACTGCTTCATCCGGGACGGCCGGATTGAGTTTCTTGGAGACTGCACACACGACCACGCCGGGAAGACCGTTGAGATGAGGAATGACGAATGACCCCGTTCTTCGAAAACCCGATCCGCGTCTTGCATCTCAACGCTGTCGCCGAGTCGTGGGTCGGAACCCCGTGGCGTGCACACTCCCGCGTCCGCGGTGTCGGAGCCTCCTGCCATTTCGCCGTTGCTGGCGTGCTTCAGGATGCCGGCTTCGCGACCTCGACGGTGCCGGATGGATCGCCAGGGTGGTCGAGGCACCAGAACCTTTCCCTGATGGAGTCGTGGCTGGACGGATTGCCAGACCTGTACGCGCCGGTGCCTGTCGGGCAGGAGCAACCCGGGGACATCCTCGGCTTCCGCGTGGGGCAGTGCATACACCACATCGGGTTGCGTCTCGACGGCGGCCGGTTTTTCCAGTGCATCGGAACCACGGGAGCCGCCATCCTGCCGTGCGTGGAACGCCTGTATCGCGAACGACTCGCCCGCGTCTGGAGGCCCATGTCATGAGCAAGGGATTTGACCTACCCAGCACCGACACGTTGCCAGCCGAGGAGGAATCCTTTGCGACCGCGCAGGAGGACGTCCCTGTGCCTTTGTGGTGGGGAAGGCGTCGATTGGCTGGACGATGGATCACCCCGATCATAGCTCAGGAAGCCGTCGAGGCGCAGGACCGTCCGGCCAAAAAGTGACCTATGGGAAGTGATTCAAAAGGCCAAGGCGGAGGCTCAAAAAGCTACGACTACTACGCGACGTTCGCTGCCGTGTTCCGCGCTGGCTTAGTCGACACGGCGCACGCGCTCCTCGTCGACGGGAAAGCCATCTGGGAAGGGCCGATCAACCGGACGGATGGAGGCGTCGGAAACCCGTACACCATCACGCCCGCAGACTCGAAGTGGTTGCTCGAAGGTGGTTACATCAAACTCTACTGGGGCACCGACAGCCAGACCGCCGACGCCGCCCTCGAGCTCCACGGGCATCCTCCTTACCGCGGATTCTGCTACATCGTCTTCTGCCGGTTCTTGTGCGGTCGAGAGCGCACCAACCTGCCGAACATTGAATTCATCGCGACGGCCGCGCCGACGCCGCCGTCCGGGATAATCACGTCCACCTCGGTCTCTGATGATCGCGCCAATCCGTGGGCCATCGTTGCGGACCTGCTAACCAGCCGTCACGGGCTTGGGTTGGAGGACGCAAGGCTTGACGCGGCGTCGTTCCAGTCCGCGCACGATTACCTTGAAGACGATGCGGAACTGAAGCTCCTCAGCTACGCCGCCCCCCTGCTCACATCGCAGCAGGAGGCGCGGACATTTTGCGACGGGCTCCTAGGTAGTTTCGGAGGTCTATTGCGCGTCACCGGCTCGGGAGAGGTCGAGGCCGTGCAGCCGACGCTGGACCCTGGGAGCCTGTCGCTATACCTCCAGTTGACCGAGAACGATTACTCGAAGCCGCCAGAGGTCGACGCACAGACGTGGGACGACGTGCCCACCGGCATCGCGTTGCGGTTTGCGAACAAGGACCGCCAATTCAAGGAGGACGTCATGATCCATGACGATCCCCTTGCGCTCCAGCTCGTGGGCGAGAATCGGCGCACGTCCATCGACCGGAAATGGATCACCTCCAGCGAGCAGGCCCGCCGCGTCTGCGCCGAGTGGGCGAAGCGTTTCTGCCGCCCGGTACTGAGTGGTACCGCCTACATCCGTTCCGCCACCATCCTACGTCACCCAACTGGCTCCCCAATCGCCGGCGAGCCTATCCAGCCGGGCGACCGGATCCGGCTGGACGTCGACAGCACCCCGGGCGGGTCCGGGTCCTCGCAACTCGTCCGCGTGCTCGACATGCGCCGAGGCCAGAAGGGCGGGGTCTCCATCCGGTGGCAGGCTGAATCCATCTCCCCGCAGGTTCCATTCTCCCCAGCCTACACCGTGCCCGAGAACGCCACGCCAGAGCCGAGCAACATCACGGATGCGATCCTGATTCCCCTGCCGCTCGCCCTGTCCGCAGGCCGGGAGCCGCGGATTGCGGTTCTGGCGACCAGGCCGGACGAGATGGTGACCGGGTGTGATGTCGAGTTCGACGTTGAGGACGGCGCCGGGACGTTCGTCGCCATTGGCACCCAGATCAGGTTCGCCGTGAAGTGCCGGGTCGACGCGGATTACTCCGCCACCGCCTCCGGGGACATCCGGCTGGAGATTATGGAGACTCTGGACCAGCGGCTTGCCCTCGCACAGCCCGGGCCATCTGGCGCCCAGGACGACACCCTGCTCGTCATCTGTTACCGATCCACAGATGGGCTAGTGGACCTCGTTGGGGACGTGCCTGACATTGAAATCATGAGCATTCAGGAGAGCGCGGCGGTCTCGACGGACACCTACGATTTCACCGTTCTCCGCTCCCGCTTTGCGACGCCTCGCGCCGAGTGGCTGGAGGATTCCACCGCATGGATTGTCCCGCGCTCCTCGCTGGTTGGCCATTTCCACACCACGTTTCGGGACCGCCTGAACGACGGGACGGAGATGACGTTTCATCTCCGGAGCTTCAACGCGTTCTCAACCTACGACAGCACCCTCACCGATTTCCCTGCGCAGTTCTCCGCGTGGTCCAGCCGGAAGCCTCGCGTGGTCGGGTCTCGCTGGGGTCTCATCCGGAACGCGTTCCCGCGCGAGTTGGCGTCGGAGGGCGTGTGGGACATCGTGGAGAGCACGACGGACAGGGTCCAAGACGCGGACGGCAACGCCACCCGCCTTCGCATTGAGTACCGGCAGGTCGGATACGAGTCATGGACGGAGATCATCGATCAGTCGTTCCGTCCGACGCGCGAGATGACGTTCGCGGACATCTTCGCACTGGGCTCATACCCGGATCCAGTGTTCACGTTCCCGCTTGAGGACGCGGCATCGTTTTGGGTTCACGCCACGGTCTACGATTCATCCGGACTGCTCTCGCTGCACAAGGCGCTGATCTTCTCGCCGTACGCCAGCCAGAGCCCGACTCCGCTCGGACCTCCGGAGGAGGTTTCCCGAGACGCCAGCGGTAACGTTACCGTCACCGGAGCTTCTGGAACCACGTCGATAGAGTACGCAATCGTTGACGCTGGTGAAGACTTCACCGGGTCCAGCCCCTACTCCGCGCCGGTGGTGACAATCTCCGCAGCCTCGGGGACGTTTGCCGCGCCCGGGAATGTCCGGGTGTGGATCCGGGTGGTGAAGTCCGGCACACCTGACGAGTACGGGCCTTGGGTTGATTACGATTTCGAGGATCCGACTTTCCCGTCGCAGCCGTGATGCCATGCGCCGCCTCATCCTGCGCACCAACATGCCGCCTGGGGACGTGGTCACCCTGACGGCAGCGGTGCGGGACCTGCATCGATCACAGCCAGGGAGGTTCGCGGTGGACGTGAGGACCAACCATCCAGACCTGTGGTCCGGAAACCCGTGGATCACCGCCATCCCCGACGAAGAGACTGGAGCGGAGATGATCGAGATGCGCTACCCGTCAATCCACGAATCATGGCACTCCCCGCGCCACATCATCGAGGGGTTCAGCCGTTACCTTTCCGAGGTTCTGGGCGTCGCCATCGCCACGACAGAGTTCCGCGGGGACATCCACCTGACGCAGGAGGAGCGCGCACGCCCTCCAGTGGTTGCTGGCCCCTACTGGATCATCGCCGCAGGCGGGAAGCGGGACTTCACGGTGAAGTGGTGGGCTACCGAGCGGTGGCAGGGGGTCGTAGACGCTCTGCGCGGCCGGGTGCAGTTCGTCCAGGTGGGCGCTGCAACGGATTGCCACCCGCGCCTTTCCGGCGTCGTCGACATGGTCGGGAGGACATCGCTGCGCGACCTCGTCCTGCTGACGCATCACGCGTCCGGTGTCCTGTGTCCAATTACGCTCCCGATGCACATTTCGGCCGCAGTGCCGAGGCCTGACGGTGTGCGCGGGCTCCGCCCGTGCGTCGTCGTGGCTGGAGGCAGGGAGCCTGCGCATTGGTTTTCGTACCCGGGGCACCGGGTCCTCGACGTCATCGGCTCCTTGCCTTGCTGCGCGCTGGGAGGCTGCTGGAGGGCTCGGACGCGTGCGCTGGGTGACGGGTCGCGACTTGACGCTGAAAGGCTGCTGTGCGCGGACGTGGACGGAGACCTGCCGCGGTGCATGTCCTCGATCACGGTCGAGGACGTGGTTCGGGCGGTTCTGCGGAGTTTCTCGCTAAATCAGGAATCTTGTCAGGACTCGTCAAACGAGCGGCAAACCACGGCATTCCGCAGCCTCGGGGACGTTTGCTGCACCCGGGAATGTCCGGGTGTGGATCCGGGTGGTGAAGTCCGACACACCTGACGAGTACGGGCCTTGGGTTGATTACGACTTCGACGACCCGACTTTCCCGTCGCAGCCTTGAGGTGGCGCAACGGAGTTGAGCATGTCGATGAGAATCGGAGCGCACATGGCGATCAATCCAGGGGCTCAGCGATCCCGAAGCTCTGCCATGGCTTCAACGTAGAACCGGCACCGCCGGCCGAACTTCGCGTCCTCCTGCCATTGCTTCAGCTTGGCGGCGTCCTCCTTTCGCAACGCCTGCAAGGTTTCAACGTCCTTCAGCAGGCCTGCGATAGTTGCGCACAAGTGCTCAATTTGCAGATGGTAGTCCATGAGTTCTTTTCTGTTTCATTTCGGATTCACAACTAGCCAACCCATTGCACCAACGCAACTCCAATCTTGCATCCTCGCAATACGGCAGGCACCTTCCCGCCATGGCAAATTTCCGAAAGGAACTCAGGGCAATTCGCTGCAAACTTCAGGAGGCCGGATGGAGCACGCAAACGTGGGCCGAGGATGCGGGCATCGCGCATTCGACGCTGTGGCGCATTCTCCACCGCTCGCAAACGCCCAGCCTGCCGACGTATCTGGCGCTCCTCGAATCCGCTGACCGGATGATCGGTGACAACAAAATTGCGCCCGCGCAAAAATAGCTGTTGCGCCCGCGCAATGGATCACGCATTGTCGGCATATGACGAACGGAACAATTCAGGCGGGAATGACACTCAAGGCGCGCAGCATTTGCGATCATGACTGCGTGTTCACAGCGGAGGTTCTGGAGCGCAATGGGCAGTTTGTCACGGTCAAGGCCGAGGGCAACACGCGCCGAGTGAAGATTCACAACGCTGGCAGCGGAGAATTCATCTACGCCCTCGGCAAGTTCTCCATGTGCCCTATCTTTCGCGCATAATCCACCTGCCCCGTGACACCTATACCACTCTACACCGGACAAGCTGCGCAGGCTGCACGCCTCGCCCTCCTATGGCGACGTTGCGCGACGCAGACTGTGATCCTATGGCGCGTGTCGGCCGACATGGCCGAGTCCGCCAACCTGTTCCGCATGGCGCGGGCGATTCACGCCGGACAACTCTGATTTTATGATTTTGCCACCAACCCGAAGGGGTGCCGAAAAGACATGGGTGTCCGCTGGATTGTCTGCCAGCGGGATTGAGCTGACCAAGGGCACGCAGGGTCGGGTTGGTGGCATTCACTTTCGGCGACGCGTCCAACCTGTTGTTGGACGAGTAACCGGAAAAGCCCCGTCCTCGCCTTGGGGACAACGAGCGTGGAGGACGGGGCACCAATTTTGACCTATGGACATTCAAACAGCGCAGCAATGGATCATTGCCATGGGCGGTCTCGTGATCGTGACAGCCGCCCTCGCATGCCTCGCTGTATCAATCGCCACGCGTCAGGCCGAGGCCTACCGCAAGAGCGCCGAGCATTGGAGAGCGAAGGCACGGGGGCAGCATGATTGAGGCCTGCCAGTGGATCCTGTTCATCGGGGCCAACGCGCTCCTGATCTACCTCGCCAGCCGATGCGCTGAGAGACCCAGCAATTTCCGCCGAATGCTGCGCCAGAGCGGTGCGGTGAAGCGGGTGAAGTAACAGACAGACATCTCCCATGAGTACACAGACACCAGCGGTCAGACAGGCCGCGCAAGCACCATCAAAGCCAACAACGTCAGCCGCCCGCAAGGACGTGAAGAGCCTCCTTGAAGGCCCGCTGTTCCGGGTGGAGATCGCCAAGGTCCTGCCCAAGCACATGACGGCCGAGCGCATGATTCGGGTCGCTCTGACGGCGACCATGAAGACGCCGAAGCTCCTCCAATGCACGGCAGACAGCCTGACCCGCTGCATGCTCGACTGCTCCGCCCTCGGGTTGGAGCCGGACGGTAGGCGCGCCCACCTGATCCCGTTCGAGGACAATCGCAACAACGTCATGATCTGCACTCTCATCATCGACTACAAGGGACTGGTCGAGTTGGCGATGCGTTCCGGACTAGTCTCGTACCTGTACGCCGACGTTGTGCGCGAAGGCGACCTGTTCGAGTTCTCCTTGGGCGAGATCAAGCGGCACGTCCCTTGGTTCCTCCGTCGCGACGAAGAAAAGCCCGCCGAGGCCGGTCAGGACATCGCCGTCTATGCCTACGCCCGCATGACCAACGGGTCCTCTGCGGTGGCCGTCATGAGCATTGATGAGGTCTACAGCATCCGCGACAACAGCCAGGGTTGGCAGGCGTTCAAGAAGGGGTTCACGAAAAAGAACCCTTGGGATCCATCGGACTGGGTGAGCGAGCAGGAGATGAAGAAGAAGACCGCCCTTCGTCGCCTCTGTAAGATGGTGCCGTTGTCTCCGGAGTTCCGCGACGCGGTCGAGAAGGATGACGCCAGCGAGGATCCAATAGAGAAGGCTGTCAACGTCACCCCGGCACGCGGGCCGCTGTTCCACGCGCCGCAGGCTGCTGCGATTGAGTCCACGCAACACGACCCAGAACCCGCCCCAGCCGAAGCCGACAACGCCGACACTGCGTCACCGGATCCCGTTCGGCAAGCCGACCTCCAGCCGGTCGAGGACGTGAAGGCCGCGAACTACGCCAAGATCAAGGCGAAGACCCAGACCGAACTCGACGCCAAGCGCCAGCACATTGCGGACGCCTTCGTGGAGAACGGCGTCAACTTCGACGCGTTCTGCCAGTGGATGGGCGAGAAGCGCAACCTGCAGGTAACCGTGGACAGCTTCGAGGAACTGGACGAGACGCTGGTGAATAGGATCATGGGCAGTCTTGCAGGGTTCGTGCGGCAGGCAAAGGCGTTCGTGGAAGGGGGTGTGAAGTGAGCACCTCCAACCTCATCGCCGTCAGTGGCGTCGACCTAGTGAAGGTCGAGGTGTGGGAAGAAGCCTACTCGAAGCGCAAGGCGGTGATTGACACCGCCGACTTCTGCCCCGACGCCATCACCGACGCCGACACCGAGTCCGAAATCCTCAACGCCCTACGCGAGATCAACCGGCTTCTAAAGCTCGCCGAGGACGGACGCAAGGAAGCGAAGGCTCCGACTCTGGACCTCGGGCGGAAGATCGACGACGCCGCCAAGACATTCGTGGACCCGCTGGAACTAGCGAAGAAGCGGCTGTCCGGGATCCACCTGAGGTGGGTGACCGAACAGCAGCGCATCGCCCGCGAGGCCGAGGCGAAGCGCCAGGCCGAACTGCGACGCCAGCAGGAAGAGGCGGCCGCGAAGCAGCGGGAGTTGGACCGTCAGGCCCGCGAGGCTGAAGCGGCCAAAGCGGAGGCTGATCGCAAGGCCCGCGAGGCAACCGATGCCAAGTCCCGCGCCAAGGCCCAGCAGGAAGCCAGGGAGGCGGCGGAGAAGGCTACCGCTCTGGGCGCCCAGAAGCAGAAAGAGGCGGACGCGGCAAAGCTCGCGCAAGACGAGACGCTTCGAGCGCCGGCTCCGGTCGCGCCAAAGCCCGCCGGAACCGCCGTATCAAACCCGTGGGCGTTCGAGGTTTTGGACATTAAAGCTCTGCACGCCGCGCGACCGGAGTTGGTCGACCTCATTGTTCGCCGAAACGACATCCTCACCCGGGTTCGCCATGGCGAGCGCGATATCCCCGGGCTTCGCATCTATCAGGATGTGAAGGCAGTCGTCAGAACCTGAAACAACCAAGCAAGACACATCATGAAATCCGCAGATTACATCCCCGAAAAAGAAGCCGCTGAGAACCCGAATCCGGCGACACGGACCAGCGCGAAGATCGAGGCCAAGTTCGTGAAGCACACCTTCACCGACGCCGAGAGGCTGCAATTCGCCAGCAGTCTCGGAGCGGCCATCGCCGCGGCTCGAAACGTCGAGAGCGAGTTCAAGAGCGTGAAGGCCTCGTTCAACCTCCGCACGGAGGAGGCAAAGGCCAAGATCGACAGCCTTGGCGACAAGCTGCAAGCCGGGTTCGAGATGCGCGAGGCCCGCTGCCGCGTGGTCTACGACGCGAAGGCTCGCCGGAAGTTCTTCTACCTCGAGGACGCCCCGGAGGACTCCGCCCCAGTCTTGGACGAGCCAATGACCGGCGACGACTTCCAGCAGGACCTGATCATCGCCGAGAGCGTCTTCGAGCAGCGGGATGAACTTCCGATCTTCCTGCCAGCAGGAAATGACCGAGGCGTGATCGTCATCGGCCGACAGAACGGAAAGTGGTTCACCGCCCTCCGGATTCAGGTAGGGGCCAAGTCCATCTCTGAGCGCCTGCACAGCGAGCAGCCCAGCACCAAGGAACGCTCGGACGCCATCCGCAAGGCCGCACGCCGCGCCAAGGAGTGGATCGTCGACAACCTCGGCAAGGACGCCTTCGATGGATTCAAGGCCAGCCTCGAAGCACTTGTGAAGGCGAGCGAGGAGAAGGTGGAAGGCGGTGCGTCGTGAGCCCCATCCAACTCCCCACGATCAAGGAAGGTGTCCACAGGGACATCCTTCCCGGGAAATACCACGGCATCCGCTGGGCCGCGTCCGCATCGCAACTCCGCGAGCTGCACGGAAGGACCCCAGCGCACCTATACCACAAGCTCCAGAACCCGAAAGCGCCCACGTGGGAGATGGTGCTTGGCACTCTGGTCCACCACCGGATCCTCGAACCGTCGAAACCGTTCCCCGCCATCTCGGTGATCCCGGAGACATACCCCATCCCCGAGGACTCAACGACGGTCAAGAAGGGTGGAGCAAGAGCCGGCGACCTCGTGGAATGGAACCCGCGGACGAAGTACTGCCGCGAGTGGTTGGCGATGCAGGAAGCGGCCGGGTTCATCGTGGTCGACCGCTCCGACCTCGAGGAGATCGAGTGCGCATTCGAACGCGTGCTTGCCAACCGCGAGGCCCGTGAACTTCTGGAAGGCGCGGACACAGAGGTAACGCTTCTGTGGAACCACGATCACCCCACCGGCCCTTTCCCGTGCAAGGCGCGACTGGACCTCGTGCCGGTCGGGACTGACATGGGCGACCTGAAGACATGCGCCGACGCCTCACCGGAAGGATTCCAGCGGCACGCGTGGGACATGGGGTACCACCTACAGGCAGCGTTCTACATTGACGCCTGGGACCGCCTCGGGAGCAGCATGTTCACCGGGTTCAAGTTCATCGCGTACGAGCGGACAATCGGTCTCGTGAAGGTTCACCGGATGACGGACGCGCTCCTGCAAGCAGGGCGCGAGGCGTACCAGTCCACCCTCGACACCTACATCCGATGCGTCCTGGCCAACCAGTGGCCCGGCTACACCGATGAAGCCGCGGAGTGGGACCTCCCCCGCTGGATGCGAAAGGGGGCGCTGTGATCGAGTTACCACGCCCTTTCTGCGGCCAGAGGTTCACGACGCACTACGACCACGGGAAGGCGTACGCCTGCCAGACGCTGGTTCTCGAAGACAGTCCGACGAGCCGCAACTGGCAGACCCGTGAGTGCCTCCGCGGCGAGGTCGCAAAGCTGGGGGAGAAAATAGCCAAGATGAAACAAGCCGGAGATGCCATGGCCGCAGAGCTTCGCCGACATTGCCACGACTTGGGTGCTGACAGGTTGTTGAGTAACTGGGAGGTGGCGTCGTGAAAACCTGCCCCGCCTGCGCGTCCCCAATCGTCACCGAAGCCGCGACGTTCCGCGACTACGACTGCGGCTCGTCGTGGACTGACGGAATCGGCTTCAAGCGCTCGCATGAGTGCGAAGAGCGCCAGCACGCTAAAGACCTCGCCGACGACGACGAGATCAACCGCCGCCGGATGGGCCGCCACTTTGAATCGCAGCACTGGGGGACTTGAACATGCGCAACGAACCAAACCTTCGGGTGGAGAAGTACCGCGGAACCCATCACGCGCTTGGTCCGTCTCCGTACGGAGCCAACCACGGGTTTTTCATCGTTGGAAACCTCCGCGTTATCTCCTCAGGGAGCGCAGAAGACAACCCGGAGTCCGAAGGATGGGAGCATGTGTCCGTAAGCCTTCCGGACCGATGCCCTGCGTGGGAGGAGATGACCATGGTCAAGGATCTGTTCTGGCGCGACGACGAAACCGTCATTCAGTTCCACCCGCCGAAGGACAAGCACGTGAACGTGCACCCGTTCTGCCTTCACCTGTGGCGCAACACCAACGCTGAGCAGCCGCTTCCGCCGATTCAATTCGTCTGACCCATGAAATCACTCACCGTCTTCGTCCCAGGCCTACCAGTGGCCCAACCCCGCCCGCGTGCGGTTTCATTCCGCGGGCACGCTCGAATGTATAACCCGGGCACGTCCAACGAGTGGAAGGCCTGTGTCATTCACACGCTGCGTGCGCTCGTTGCCGTCGCTGGATCATTTCCGGCTGGAGTCCCACTTCGGTGCGACCTGACGTTCTACCTGCCTCGCCCCAAGGGGCATCTTGGGAGCGGCAAGAACGCCAACACGCTGAAAGCGTCAGCGCCCACAAAACCAACTGGTAAGCCTGACCGCGACAACCTCGACAAGGCTGTCTGTGACGCCATCACCGCCGCCGGGGTGTGGGCGGACGATTCGCAGGTCACGGACGGGCGGATCCGAAAGCGGTACGCATCGGGGTCGATGGGCACCGGCTGCAACATCACAATCACCGAGGACGTGGAATGAAACCGAGCACCATCAAGATTCAGGAATGGCGGATGCCAACCATCACGGACGCAGACCAGCGCATGATCGACCGCGGCTATAGGGCGTTCTTTGCCCGCCGAGGCATCCGCGTGGCCGGATACGCCCGCAGCGGGAAGGCGCAGAAGCAGAGAAAGGAAGCGAAGTGAACCTCAACAAATGCTTCATTGCCGGGAACCTGACCCGGGACCCTGAACTCAGATACACCCCGAAAGGAACCGCCGTCTGCAACGCTACGCTTGCCGTCAACCGCCGCGTGAAGGTGAACGACGAGTGGAAGGAAGAGGTGGATTTCATCGGCATCACGATCTGGGGCAAACGTGCCGAAGCGTTCGCCGCCAACCTGAAGAAGGGTCGCTGCGTGCACTGCGAAGGCCGCGTCAGCGTCACCACCACGGAGAAGGACGGGAAGAAGGAGACCAAGACCCGCGTTGTGGTCGATGAGTGGCAGTTCGTTGGAGGGCCTCCGCAAAGCCAGGCAACCGACAGGCCTGCACCAGCGCCCCGCCCGAGACCTGCCGCCGTGGAGCCGACGCCGGCGGAAGCGCAGGCCGAAGCAGAAGACGACGTTCCATTTTGATCCCATGAGAACCAAGAAAGTCACCCGCCACTACTGCGACCACTGCTCCAAGGGCATGTTCAAGAAGGACGCCATGGAGCGCCACGAGGCTGTCTGCTATCGGAACCGAGATCGGAAGTGCCATCGGTGCCAGTTTGAAGACCCTCAGTATTCCATCTCTCCAGAGCGCCGAAAGGCCATTTTGGAAGGTGACGAGAAGTGCCAAACCAAATGGGGAGAGTGCCCCGACTGCCTCATGGCAATGGTGATTCAGCACAACACCAGTCTCACGCCAGACATCCGAATTTGGGATGGATGGGT